TGCCCAGTATGATGCCGCGATGGCCCTAGCCGACACGGGGGATCTCGTTGGCCTCCAGAACGCGCCCGCTGCCGCCCAAGCGTGGATTACCGCGCTAAAGGCATATAGCCCATCCTTGTACGATATCGAGTTGCCTAATATCGAAGCCGAACTATTGAAATTAGGCCACAGCACCACGGTACACGACGCCACCACCGGAATGACCTACTCTGAGCAATTGCAACAAACAGCTAACACCACCCTAGCTAGCATAGGTACCACCCTTACAGGTTCTGCTACTACCCTGAGTACCGGCATGACCACTCTATCTACGTCGTCACAAATGCAGTCTGGCCTCCAAACCCAAATGGTGCAACAGGGCGCCCAAACCATGACTCTCCTCCGCTCGATAGACAACAGGCTCGCTAACCCCCCCAATGGGTTAGTGGGACAGAAGCGCCCTACGGGGACTAATCAACTGTTAAGGGCAGCGTAACGATAAATGGTTTGGGGCTTAATGGCTTATGAGTAACCATGGCACTACGCTAGGTGATTTCGCTCTCGGGGGGTTTCCGTCCGCCGATTCGCAATCAATCGCGGACCCTCTCCCAGGTATCCTATCTGACCCCAGCGCGCGGAGGGAGTTTCTATTACGAGCCACCCCCTCGGCGTACGTGGCAAAGGGATTTGTGCAAGATGGGTTTGTGAGCGGGGCCAACGTGGATCTTAGCACGGGAGGATACACTAGTAAGCCAACCGATGCCCCCTATAAACTCTTCCCCCCTGGTGTAGGTAAACCCTATGCGCTGTCCGTGGCTCTTCCTCTCCCTGCCGCTCAGACCGCACCCCAGGACCCTAGCGCCAAGCCAGGCGACCCCGATCTATCCGGTGGCTCCACTCTCACCATCGGGGATATCATCATTAACGATCCAGAGACGTTGCGTGACACCGATGCGCTCTATGATTGGCTAGGGGCTAACGTTGACCTGTACCTCGGTAAACCCGATGATCCGTTAACCCTATTCACTCGATTCTTCAGTGGGGCCAGTGCAGGGATTAAGTACAATATCGATTCGTGGTCCATCCTGATGCGGGATGCGCGGTTCCAACTTAAGCGGCGCTTACAGACTACTAGGTATATCGGATCTGGTGCAGCGCTTAGACTATCCACTGCCGGTGATAAGGTAGTCATGGCTGGCTTCCCGTCCCAAACCGGCTCCATTACTGTAGAAGCATGGATAAATGTAACCAATGTTGCCACGAGTAATCAACGGTGGATATCCCAGGAAGATAGCACGGGCGCAGGCCATGGGTGGGAGTTGGGTACGGGAGTACCGGGCGACGTGAGATTCCTAACTCGTGGATTATCATCCGTTGCCATGGATACGGTAATCACCGTGGGGCGGCATCACGTGGCTTGTGTGTGGGATGCTGTGGCCAAGACTAAAACCATCCTAATCGATGGGGTGGTGGCAGGGCTAATTACGGGGGTAACCGGGGCATTGGCCGCCAGTTCCGCCCCTTTGCAATTCTTCACCGATACTCTGGGTAATCCCTCGGCCGCTGTGGGGACTACTCTAGATGAAGTGCGGATTTGGAACGTGGTGAGGACTCAAACCGAAATCCAAACCAACATGGGGCGGGTGTTGGTAGGTAACGAAACAGGGCTCATCGGACTCTGGCACTTGGACGAAGGTAATGGCACTGCTACCGCCGACTCTAGCCCAACCGGTGCCAATGGGACTATTACCGGGTGTCAGTGGGTAGGGAGCCTAGAGGGAGACTCATCGATCGCCGGCACTCCTAAACCTCGCGCACTAGGGTTGAAGCGACAAGTTACAGGTAAGCTAGTAGACTCCCAGCACTTGGTATATCAACTCAATGACGGGAGCATGCAAGGGATTGACGCGGGCCGCGACTCCGGAACTACGTTTACACTTGGGGTGGATCTCGCCGACATATACTCCGCTAGTCCTGCGCCCGCGACATACAACACATGTCTGGCTAAGGGACTCGCTCGTCTAGGCTCCTCCCCCATAGGGCAAATCACGTGGGATATTCGTGGGGATAACTCCGGCCCACTTGGATATCAATCCACCGCCGCTGGTATCAATCGCAAGATTGCTACCCAGTGGGGCGGTAAGAACGATCCTAGTGATTTAGACGTAGCATCGTACTCCGCCCTCAGTAGTCTCCAGCCCGCCACCATTGGACTCTATTACGACTCTGATATAAACGTGGATGCAGCGATGGACGATGCCGTGAAGATGGCCGCGTGTTGGTGGAGTCCCACTCGCACTGGAACCATTACAGTTGGGCGGATCGATCCCCCTGAGAACCAAGTAGCTACGGTATCTCTCACCGCTGAGAATCTCGCAGACCCCGATGTAACCGGCACAGGTAGCTCAGCGACTCTAGAGATTGGGACACCGATTGGTGTAAGGGTTGGACACGTAATATTAGGTTACCGTCCTTATCAAACCGTTCTCACAGGCACCCAGAGTGCCCAGAGCCTATCTCTCGCCACCCGTAATGATCTTGCCCAACCATACCGATGGGTGTACTCAGACGACCCCAACGCGAGCCCCGATGCCGACACGCTCACGATAGTTACTGGCATCGATGATCCCGCTGCCGCACAGGTTGAATGCGATAGACAATTGGTCATGTGGAAGGTGGACCGGCGAACCCGAGTAATGACGATAGATTCCGGCATCCTCTCATATTACATCGGGACGGTGTTTAACGTTACATTACCGCGATACGACCTCACCTCGGGTAAAAACATGACGGCTATAGGCATCGCTGAGGACATGGGGTCCCAGAGTACAGGGGGCGGGATGAGTAGCGCACCCTCCCCCGATAAATTCGACGTTACTCTGTTTAGTTGAGAGGGTGAACGGTAGATTACCATGGGCAACGCATACCTTCTGAGTTCTAAACTATCCGACGCGGCGACGATTGTGGCATCGGATGCGGTAGGTAACGCGGGTGCGGCCAACCTGTTGATATCGCGTCCACGGTTGAAGTATCGCTCGATAACCGCCACCCCTAACTTGGTACTGGACTTTGGGGCTCCCACGACAATCGATACCGTAGTCCATGGGTTTATCAACGGGATGGCGGGTGACACGTTTACTCTCCGTATGGCCAGTGCCCAAGGTAAGCTCACCGATGGCACGGCAGAATTTAATGCGGCGGCAATCGCTCAACCCGTGTGGCCTGTAGGGAGCAACCTAGCCGCGTATGATCAGATGCATCGTGGATATAAACTCCCATCGGCTCAAACCCTCCGATGGGCTCGAATCGATTACGGATTCTCGGGTAACTCAGATGGATTCGTGGACATGGGACGGCTCATCCTCGGTAAGAGGATCGAGCCCAGTATTAGCGTTAAGGGTGGGTGGACCCCCGGTGGACTAGAGGCCATCGCGGAAACTGTGGACTTGAGTGGTGAAGAGAGCCCGCGTCAAATGGGGACTAAGAGAGATTTGCAAGCCACGTGGCACGATGTAACCCAATCGGAGATGAACGCGATTTACGAGATGTTGTTAGAGAGAGGGAGTGCTAAGGATCTCGCTATGGTAATTGACCCAGACTCTATCTACCCGATGAGTCAAACAGTAATCGGGCGGGTTAAACAGAAGTTTACATTCCCCCAGACGATTAATACCGGGAGTGATCCATTGGGTAGCGGTGGACGTAGTGGGCTACACTTTACTGTGGTGGTGATAGTCAGTGAAATGGCACCCTTGCTGATGAATTGACAATCAAGCCAAAATGTGCTATGGTCCTGCTGTGATAGACGCTGAATATCTTAATGGAGGCGAACCTGGTTTATCCCAGACTCTGGCCCCTTTGCGCCAATCTACCACTTACACGTATGGAAGAGATCTGCGATTAATGGCGTGTCATGTGATTGATTTGCTAGATAAATCTGGTAAAGCTAATTACTGCTCTAGAAAGTGTTTTGGCGAGAGTAAACGTGCCGGTATGCCTGGTCGTATTTATTGGAAGACCGCTATGGACAATTATTTTGTCAAATATGCTCGCAGGGGAATGGTGTTATCTGATATGGTTCCTGTGTTGTCATCGTTGACGGAGTTTGCAGGTATGCGTGTTACCGTCCCGGCTTTGAGACGAAGATACAATAAACTGAAAGATGCCGGCGTACTGTTACCTCAACTAGGAGAGTAAATCTGTGTCTACTGCTTACCCGATACTCTGTTTGGTTCAGACTAGCACAACTGGAAACAGTACCCCGTACAACGTAATCGAGACTAGCATTAAACCAGGGTATAGGAGCCTCACCCAAGCTACGTTAGATCTATCGATAACTTCAGGTCAACAAGTGTACTACATATGCCGCCAATCCAATGTAACCAACGGCCCTGCGTTGTTTGAATATGGTAAAGGCACTTGGGACAATGTCGCTAAAACTGTCTCTCGTGACAGTATAATCCAGTCCTCAAATGGCGGTAATAGCGTGGCATGGGGGGCATCGGTAAAGGATCTTTACGTTAGCGATGTGTCTGGTGCTCTATTTCTCCAAGCGGCGAATAATCTAAGCGATCTAGCTAACATCGCGGCGGCTAGAGGGGTATTGGGGTTGGGTAGTGCCGCTTTGGTTGATACTGCGGCTGTAGGAGGTAGCGGAGAAGCTGGCGAGGTACCACTACTAGACGGTGGAGGTAACATCCCCCTGTCGATGTTGGGTAATGCACCAGGAGCACCATTCCCTGCTGGTACCGCTCTCCCTTTCTATCAAGACTCCGCGCCCCCTGGTTGGACGATAACAACCGCTATAACAGACAAGATTCTAAAGATAACCAAAGGGAGTGCGGCTAGTGACACGACTGGCGGAACTAGTGACGGTGGTATTGGCGGATGGGATAACAGTTGGGGGATAACAGTCGCTGGCCATGTGCTAGGTGCTACGGAGGTACCTGTTTCGGTAGCTGGGACTGCCGGGTCTAGTGGCCCTCCCACTATCGCGGATCTCGTCACGTCTCAAGCCTCAGCCGCGCACGCGCACACGCTTTCTAGTTCCACCCAATGGAGGCCACCAGCAGCCTATTTCATCATTTGCACCAAGAACTAGGAAAGCGAGACATTACCGATGAGCGAGATAGATCACCCGTTCCGCAATGCCTTCAAATGCCGTCTGTGGGTTAAAGGAACCGCATGTCTGTGCCCTGCATGGTTATCAGTCACACAGGAGCACGATAAGTCCACTGGCGAACCGTCGAGCCACGTCACTGGGTGTGCGTTTCAACTACTCCCGTGGTTACTGACAGGCCCCATCGTCAAGTCATCGCAGGTATTAGATGAGGTAGGGGCAATGCGCAAGGACGTTCAACATGCCCAGAGAATAGTCGGGGATTTGAGCGTCCTTGCGAGGATAGGTGTAACTATGTTAGCAGCCGCCAGGGATTCGGGTAATGGACAAAATCTGCATCTCACCAAGCTCTTCTCCAGGAGGGATGAAATCCTGCCAGAAGATAATCGAAGTGGTACACCAGCCAGTGACAAGCGCCTCGCAAGTGGGGATCAAGCTACCGAGACACCGGAGCTGGACTTGGCCCCCACTAGCCGTATTGACGAACACGGCAACCTCGATAACGTTGCCACCGTTGCCGAAGAGGGAGATTCCCGCTACTCGTCCAGTGACGTAGATGCCAGGAGTCTGGGCGTGGGCGGTAGCGGTACTGGTGAGAGCGCACAGGGTGAAGATAGTAATGGCGATGGCGCGGACGGCGCGGACGGCACGGACGACGGTTCTCCTAGTCATGGTCATGGCTTGTTTCCTCCTTTGTCTATACCTTACAACCCCACACCATACGCCTAAAGGTGGCCAATGTCAATACCACGTAGAATCGTCCTCGCTCTTCCTCTCGCCCTAGCCCTGTTCGCCGGTATCCCCGCTTCCTCTCTCTGGGGCCAGATTTGCCCTCAACCCATTACTCTCCGCGCCGGTACATGTCTCGCTGGTACCACCTCATGCTCGACTAAAGGTAACACTCTCACCTTCTCCGATATGGACGCGAATCTTATAGATGTCGATGCCCTGTGTAACTCTCTCGTCCCTGCTACTCCCACCACTCGCGGTATCTCCGTCCAATCAATCACGTACAACGTCAAGGACCCAACTTACGGTGCCCTAGGTGACGGTGTAACCAATGACACCGCTGCAATCCAAGCAGCCATTACCGCTGCGGGTATAGCAGGAGGCGGTACCGTCTACATCCCCGAGGGCACCTATAAGATATCAACCCTCACATCTACCGCGTTGGGTGTGTACATCATGGGGGCTGGCAACAACGCAACCACCCTCACATCCACCGCCACCACCGGAGATATCATCGCATTTGGCAATATCTCCTCAGCCTACACTCCCTGTGGTGGCCTTCGTAACGTCGCGATTAAGTCCAGTGTCACCCGTACATCTGGCGCCGCTCTCACCATCGACGGTTGCCAGAATGGGTGGTTTGAAGGGTTATTCATCGCTCCCACCCACGGTGACGGTATCCATATCGCCCCTACCAACCATCTCGCCGCCAACCTCTTCATCCGAGATAGTATAATCAATCTCACGGGCAACGGGTTCGTAGGTATCCTAATCCAAGGCGGTAATGATAGATTCATTCGCTCCCTATCGATCGATGGGGGGCTCGGTACTGGTGGCGCTGCCATCGAAATCCAGAACTCTGGCGGTGATTGGGTCACTGACACCGAAACCGCGCGATTCGACTATGGGGTGTGGATCAACCCTGGTACAGGACAATCCGTCACTTGGGGCAACATGTATAACGTTCTCGCCGACACCAACAATATCAACGGGATTAGGATCGCGGCGACGGGCTCCGGGTCTATCTCTGCCGAAACGTTTACATCCGTCTGGACGAGTACGAATGGACCCGGAGTGGCGACAGGGCGAGGCATCTACATAGGTGGCGGTGCAGCCGGTCTAACCTTCATCGCTCCCCGAGTCATCAACAATGGCGGCCACGGTATCGAGATTGCCGGGAGTACTGGAATAACCATCTCGGGCGCACGAGTATCGAGCAACGGGCAAGCCGCGAGTAATACGTACGACGCTATCAACGTCAATTCCTCCGTTGGGTTCTTTAGAATCCAAAACAGCGATCTACCGGGCGCGGGCGCATCATTCTCCGCTGGCCAACGCTACGGAGTAAATATCGCTGCCGGCTCCGATAACTACATGGTAACGGGTAACGATTTAACCGGGAACATGTCTGGGGGGGTGTTCAATGCCCCTGGCCTCGCTGCCACCCGTAAGGTATGCGGTAATTTACCGTTTGACGCTACGTGTGTGGATCTCCCCCCATCCGCCAGCGTCACCGATGCCATGCTGGTCAGTGGGTATTCCGGGGTAGGCGCGTGCGGGAGCCATACATGGGCTAGCACCCTCAATCGTAACGCTATCCAAACCTGTACCCAACCTAACTACACTGATCTAACGGGGGTATTACCCAACCCTAGCGCATCCACCCTCGGCGGTATCGAGTCCCTAGCCGCTGTCGCGAGTAAATGGATTAACACTATTTCTACCAGTGGCGTACCGAGTGCAACCCAACCAGCGTTTACCGATATCTCCGGTACAGTGGGCGCGGGCCAACTACCCAACCCTTCAGCATCTACTCTAGGTGGAGTACAATCCTTGGCATCCTCGGCATCCAAGTGGATTAATCAGATATCCACGAGCGGTGTACCGAGTGCTACTCAGCCCGCTTTCACCGATATATCTGGTGTAGCAACTGGGGCACAGCTACCTAACCCATCGGCTACTACACTAGGCGGTGTTGAGTCCTTGGCTACCGTAGCCTCGAAATGGATTAACACCATCTCCACCTCCGGTGTACCAAGTGCAACTCAACCAGCATTCACGGACATTAGCGGTGCCGCGTCCACCGCTCAAATCCCTTCGGTGGTATTCGCATCCGGCACCGACACTGTAACCAATACTTCCACCCAAGTCCACATCACCAATACCGATGCGTCGGCTAACCCGCCATTCTTCTACTGTACCCACAATCGTAGTGCGGGGCCTCTCTTGGGTGGCGACGGGGTATGTGGATTATATGGGGATTTTCTAAACAGTGCCTCCGCTACTAAGGAAGCGTTCTACATCCACGGTAACGTTGTCAGCCCTACATCTGGCTCTGAGACGGCACAGGTGCTATTCGATGTCATGGGCGGGGGTGGTACGGTTGGATCGGTAGCGTCTATGCTCACGTTGGCGGGCGGCGCATCACCAATAAATACTCTAACGGGCCACCTAGTCTCTGGTGCAGTTAGCACTAATCCCACCGTGGCATGCACTGGCACCGGCACATCCCCACCCGCTCCATCTATCGCCGGTACCGATACAGCGTTTATTATCACGATGAACACTGGTACCGCGCCGAGTAGTTCCGGCACATGCACTACTACATTCGCGCACGCCTACGTAACCAATGCCCCCGTTATGGCGTGTATGCTGGTGTCGGGTGCGAGCGCTTGGGGGAATACGGCATCGTTGGAATTAACCACCGAGAGCGTATCCGCGCCGGTGTTGACATGGACTAATGCTGTAGCGGGGGTACTCGGGATACTTACAGGATCGTCAAGTTACAAGATGAGTTGTATTATCGTGGGTCGATAAGTTATTTCAACCAGAGGGAAGATGCCGCTTCTTGAAAGCGTTCCATCGCTCTCTCGCGGCAGCCCACTCTAGGCATAGGGGGCAATTGGCCCCATGTGTGCCCTTCTCGTCCCAGTGCATATGCCCGCGCCCTGCCTGCATTGCCGTCTCTGCGGCGGCAACTATCATCTCGGTTATCGTCACTGTGTCTCCCTCCCAACCATTCGCCGTGTCACCCTAGCCGCCTTCTCCCGGAGACTCGTTACCGCTTTATCCCGTGACGCCCTACCAGCGGTATAGCAAGCCAACCCATACGCGAGTATGAGGGTACCGAAGTAGACTAACTCGGCAGAGTGGAGTATGGTGATGATTGAGCCCATGGGAATTATCCTCCTAGTCATGTCTGACACTACCTCACGGGGAGAGTCCCTGTCAAGGACTCCCATTCGTCCACTACACCACTGCGGCCGCCGCTTGTGAAACTTGTCACAAGCTGGTCAGCACCGGGGCACGTGGGCGCGTCTTGGGGGGCCTAGACAGGGACCCCCTTCTGTGGTACGCTCCTCCTATGCCCCGCTCCAGCGCTGCCGCGACCCTCGCTCTCGAGCCCGAGCCCGATATTCTCTCCCTCTCTCTCGCGCGCGTACCACCCATCGCCTTAGCCGCTGCTACACCCGTGGCGGCTGCTGGAGCGGGCCATGACTCCCCTCTCTTGCTCATCGCCGAGCTAGACCATGTAATCGCGGAGATGACGTACCATGGGCTGTCCCGGGCCACGGGGTTGAGTCGGAGCCATATCACCGGGATACTCAAGGGCCGGCGGAATTGCACCGTGGCCTATGCGGAGAGGTTGGCGGTAGGACTCGGGGTGAGTACGGCTGAGCTATTGGCATACTCGGGGGCTAAGAGGGTAGGCTACCTGGCTACCTTGAACGGTGGCAGGGCTGGCGGTAAGAAGGCTGGTAAGGCTCCCGGTAAGTCCCGTCGTAAACGGGCCAGATAGCCCCTAGATAACTTTCTCGCCGTAACCAAAGTCTCAATGATGCCATACACTTACGAGGAATTGAGCGATTTGGGGGTTGAGGGTCCTTGACAGGGACCCTGGACGGGGGGTACTCTACACCCATGGTAACCACCTGGAAGGTTCGCACGACGCAGCACACCCGGACGCTCACCAACGGCACCAAGTACGTACATGCATACTACACCCCTATGTGGGTAACCGAGGGCGGTGTCTGGAACGTGTACCCCGACGTGTTCTCAGATCGCTCCCATGCCGCTCGGATCGCCAAGCGGCTTAGCTTAGGGCAGGAGATCGCATAGACAGGGGCGCCGGCACATAAGCCAGCCCAAGGAGAAGATGAGATGACAACCGCACACACCTCCACCATCTACCCGTTCACGTCTGTTACCCGCCAGTGGGAAGACTGGGGGATCAAGGTCCGCAAGATCGGGGCTAAGTCGTGGTCATTCGTGACTCCGCGTGGTGGCACCATCCGCCTAAAGATCCATGCGGCCCGCTTCACCAGTAACGCTGTTGCCGCTACTATCGTACAGATGACGAAGGACAACCCGGGATACGAGTTCAAGAAAGCTATCCTGTAGAGCACTCGTCTCACCACCCTCTCACGGTCGTACATACAAGGAGAGACACCATGCAAGACTATACGATTTACATCATCCCGGTAAAGACAGGTGTTCGTGCGCGCTGTGGTGGCCCCTACAAGGCAGAGACAGCGGAGGGCGCGCTAGATGCGTACTTCGCTGATTTCCCCGATGAGGCCCCATCCGCGGAGGGGAACGAGTATGACGAGAACGAGTACGATGCTGCGCCCGAGGTGCACTCATGAGCCCTGTCATCGGACTCCCGCTCCCGCCCAAGGTAACCCTCTCTCGCTACCAAGAGGCCATCATCGCCCGGGTGAGGGAGTCATCCACGCGAGTTATCCGCCTTGTGGTGAACGCAGTCGCAGGCAGCGGTAAGACCCACACTCTCAAAGCCATCTGCCGCGAGATCCCCTCATCCGCGAATAGCCTCTTCCTCGCGTTTAACAAGCATATAGCCGAAACCCTCAAGTCAACCCTCCCTCGCCACGTAGAGGTGAAAACCTGCCATGCGTTCGGGTTGGCCGCTGTCTCCGCGCACTTGGGCCGGGTGCAAGTCAACTCGGGCAAGTACAGTCAACTCATCTACGCTAAGACGAAGGAGATCGCAGAGGGCAAGTTCACTGCGGATAGCTGGACTATGGGAGAGATGAGCTTTCAAACCATTCGATCCACCCTCATGTCCCTACATCGTCTCGGTACCGCAAATCTGATCGATTTCTCTTCCACTGATGCACTCGACGCTCTATGCGCCCAATACGGTATCCAGTTGAACGGGAACCGGGCTACCATCTACGCGGCCATTCAAGCGGTGGTAGCGGATGGGTTGCGGCAAGCCCAAACGCAGAAGGTAGTAGACTTCTCGGATATGTTGTGGCTCCCGCATGTCCTCGATATCCGACTCCCCGCGCGGGATTGGATACTCATCGACGAATTACAAGACTTGTCAAGAGCACAACGTAGCCTTGCTATGCGAGCCACGGACGATCACACTAACATCGTAGGCGTGGGGGATCGCCGGCAATCGATCCAAGGTTTCGCGGGGGCAGATTGCGACAGCGTAGACAACTTCGTGGCTTGCACGGACGCGGAGGAATTGCCCCTCTCGATCTGCTACCGTTGCCCCGAGTCACATATCGCCCTCGCTCAAGAGATCGTCCCTGAGATCGAAGCCCGGGAGGATGCACCAGAAGGCGTGATTCAACACTTGCCTTACAGTGCCGTGTCCACCCATGTGCGCGTGGGCGACATGCTCATCTGTCGTACTACCGCCCCCCTCATCAAACTCTGCATCCACCTCATCGGCCGCCGTATGCCCGCGAAGGTTCGCGGCCGGGACATCGCCAATCAACTTACCGACATCGTAGCGGACGTGGCGAAGGTAGCGGGGTTTGAGTACCGAGGATTCCAAGGCACCCTGTCGGACTACCTCTCACGCAAGGTGGCGAAGTTAGAGGGCAAGCACGACAGCGAGCAAGCTATTGAGGCGCTTACCGACAAGTGCGATGGGGTGAGGGCGTGTTACGAGTCATTCACGGACGCGCGGACGGTGGATGAGTTGAGTAGGGCAATCGAGAACCTGTTTAGCGACCAGGACTCCGCGATAGTCCTCTCCACGGTACATCGGGCGAAGGGACTGGAAGCAGATCGGGTATTCATCCTGTGCCCCGAAAAGTTACCCCTAGTGTGGAAGGGACAGAGGCCAGAGCAACTAGCCCAAGAACTCAACTTGAAATATGTGAGTCTAACGAGGTCTAAGGAAACCCTAGTATTCGTGGAAAGTGAGAGGTGACTAAGTGATTACGATTACGTTCCCCGTTCCACCCGGTAAGCGAGTGTCCATCATCAACTCAACCCAAGCGTGTGTAGAGTTGACTGAGCGAGCGGATGATATCTTGGTGGAGATCACTAATTCCCCTGGTCCCGTTGACATGGCTGTCCATACCGAGCCGCTAGCGAGTAACATGACCATGGGCCAAGCTGGCGATGACAAGGGTATTTCTCTACTGAAACATGCCGCTGATATCGAGCGGATGATCCGAGAGGAAGAAGCTGGCCCATTCGCCGAAGAAAGCGAGAGGTGAGAACGTGAACCAAGCTAACCATACAGCCGCTACCAACGCGATTCGTATCGCTCTCTTGGGGTGGGGTCGCTCCGGCAAGTATGTGTCCCGCGAAGTATTCCTCTTCCGAGATCGTGCAAGGGGATGGCGCTCGATAGGTCAACCCATCGGTGACAAGATCGCTGAACTCTACGAAGCCGCTGCTGATGAGCGTGAGGCCGGCCTAGACCCGTGCAGATAGGCGTGGTATCCCATGCGCGATCACCTAGACACTCACGTAGCCGCACGGTTCCTATCCCGGTTCGGGCTCGCTATCGGGCTCAATGAACTACTCTATCTCGAACGGGAGATTACCTCGGGCTCCCATCGGTGTATCGGAGTACAGGAGGCTCGTGAGCCAGGCAACGGGAGTCCAGGTCACCGCGAGCGGCACATCTACTCTATGGCTATATCGATACCCGGGCGCACCCCAGTGGCTCTGTACGCAGTCTGGGACCCCGAGAGTAGGAGAGTGGTGAGCGTATTACCTCCTTCATGGGCCGTGCCCCACGGTAAGCTATGGGGCGATGGGGGTAAGGTACACGACGGTAGGACGAGTAGGAAGGACCCACGAGATGACGCGTACCAGAGGGAGCGCAGGCCACGACGGGAACCCATCAGACGGGGAGCGTAATTAAGTGTCTACCCTATATGTAGGACAAATGCCGACATAGAATGACCCTAAAGTGTAATGATTACATGGTATCGATGAGGATAAGGGCTTGACTCGGGGTAGATAGGGAGGTAGTATGACCTTGGATGAAGGTACTAGAGAGGAGATGAAGAGATGACCGATAAGGAACTGCGCGAATGGGATAGGCTGTCAGACCTCTGGGCCACAGGCAAGGCAACCAAGGCTCAGATGCTTCGCTGCTTGCAGCTTGACCGCAAGGCTGAGAAGGCGGCACAGTCATGACCCTTGCCCAAGCACTGGCCCACCTAGACGACTCCGAATCCCTCTCCCTCCCCGATCCGTGCGAGGACTGCCACAACAACGGTGGATGGTTCGACCGTGGCGTGTGGGTCGATTGCTCCTGTGTGCGGGAGAAGGCGGAACGGGACGAGCTAGCCCTACGTGACGCCGTGAAGGCCCACAACCGGAGGCATGGGCGGGATGAGACGTGGGACGGTGTACTGTGACCCGTAACACTATCCAGTTCACTGCAACTGATCCTAGCGATGGGGTGGTCTGCTGCCCTATTAGCCCAAGCCATCAACTCAGTGCGGATGCCCAAGTTGGGTGGTACTACTGTTACCAGTGCGGCAAGAGCTACTATGAAAAGTCTAGGTCCGTCCTCGTGTATGAGGTGACCTACTTCGACTCTATCCGCTCCCGCGCAAGTAAGCACTCGATCATGGTCCAGTCGTTCGCCAACCGATCCGACGCGGATGCGTTTGCGGACAAACACACCCTCTACGGTCGGCGCGCGAAAGTGGAAGAGGTGAGCAAGTGATCGGTTCCACCCCTGTCACTTGGCGCGTGCCGTCATCCTACACCGCCGCTCAACTGGTGCAGGCCGTCCAAGTGGCCAAGGCCCGTCTCGCGGCCGGGGTGTGCGATCGGTTCAATACTTCCGATTGGGCATCCGACCCCATGACCGTAACTGAGTACCTTGCTTGGTTCCGCAAGTGCCTCCACGAGAAGGCCAGTAGGGGGCAAGTGCGACACGGGCGTAAGCTCTCGGGGATCTACCAGCTTGAACTCTCTCGTGATGCCCAGAGGCTACGTGGACTCGGCAGCGGTAACCGTCTCGTAACCCCAGAGGTGCGGGCGCGAGTAGGGGATCATATCCACAGACACGTTGATGGCGCTGTGACCGTATGCCAGTGTCCAGAGAGCAAGTGCGTATGAGCCCGCGCGATCTCACGGGGTACACCAAGACAACCGCTAGGCACGGCGGCGAGTCGTGCAGCGGACACCCAGTCAAGACTTCGGCCGATCTCTACCGTACCATCGATGGCGAGCACTATGTCTGCTGGACAGCTGGCGATGGAACTCCCCTGAGAGCGGCACTCTACCGCCATGCTGGTGTTCGATGCTCTCGGCGCGGTAACGAGATATTCGTACATCACATGGATCAGCCCAAGGCTATAGACGTTGACCGGAAGTATGGGGCGGGGATGGGGTGGGCATGACTACTCCCACCCCCACCTCTGCGTGGATCTCCTCCATTGCCTACCGAATGGGTTACCTCGCTTTATTCCTGCGTTGTGAGGACATACATGATCCACCAGTAGCTCTTCTCTATGGGCCGTCTCTAGAGGATATAAGGCCGATCCCGTCATGGCTTCCCGGATTACTCGCCGCTGGCACGGGTAAGCGGTCTATCGGGCGCGCGTATAACACCCTGGTCAAGGGTAGGTACGCATACCAGAGGGTCGAGGGTTGGAAACAGGTTGCCGATCTACGGAGGATGATGCGTGATGAATAGGGACGCCATTCAACTTGGTGATATCATACAATCTAGAGAGTCGGGGGTCTGCGGAAGAGTGTATAGTGTGTTTCTCGGCGAGGGTAATCTCACCGTGGCCACTATCTTTACCGTCCCTAGACGCGATGATTCTCTGTCTGGTAACGACTACATTACTTTGCCTGTTGATGATCTGGTCGTAGTGGGTCGCACATATTAACCAGTTGAAGGCGATGATGGGAGGCATAGTATGAAAGTTACTAATTTCACAACCAACGAACGGGCGGCCATTGCCAACTTTCACCCTACAAGCACGTACATCATGCGAAAGTCGGCACTGCAAATGCTCTTACTCAACCATCCGCGTCCTGCGCTATGGAAGGGCGAGGAGTACAAGATCAAGTCAACGCATATCGGGGTAGGCGTCTACGAAGTTACCGGCGACTTCAATTGGAGAGGAGTGTAACCACCATGGCCACCGCGCGAGTAACCACTACCGTTGAAGTCCCATCCGTGTCCACCCTCCGCGACTTGAAGGCTCGCCGCGCGCTCCCATCTCTATGCGCGGCATACCGAGACTTGCGGGCTCAGATCAAGGCCCTAGAGGACTCCGCTAAGCCCATCGCCGCCGAGATAGCCGAGCATGCCGAACGGGCCGGGGTGGATAAGGTAGATGGCGAGGGGTGGAGGTTGAACAAGTGCAAGGGGAAAAAGAGCATCAGCAAGACGGCCCTACTAGAGCACGGAGTAAGCATGCTCACGATTGAGCTATCCACAACGGAAGGTGCGCCATATTACAAGGTGCTTGGGCGAGACGAGAAGGAGTAGCCCTGTGTCGCTCATCTGGTACTCCGTCCTCATTCTCCGCGCTATCGGGGTCGTCGTGGCCCTAGGCGCGCTCGTGGTAGTTGGCGTATTCGCGTGTGGAGTGGTGATGGGGGTTAAGGAAGTAAGGAGGATGATGTGGCGATAACCGAAACAGATGGCAAGGGGCACAACGAGATATCCGATCTACTTTCGGAGAGAGCTAGATTGCGGGCTCCTCTGCGTCGATTCATTGAAACTCATTTTAAGCTCCACAGTGGGGAGCCTGATTTCGATGCAGTGTGCAAGGAGATGGGGATAAGCAAAGTTACTCGTATCTACGGCAGAGGGGAATAGTGCTCCCCGTTGACCTTGGCCTGCCAGAGTCCCGGTTCCCCGGTTACCGCCCCGGACAGGAGCCCGCTATCCTCGACCTCTCTACCTCTGAGGCTCGGTTCGATCTCTTGAATTCTCCGGTTGGCTCGGGTAAGTCGCTAGTCAACATGTCCACCGCGTTACTCAAAGGCGACCGCGTCCTGTACCTTGTGAGTAACAAGGGATTACAAGCTCAGGTGGCCGCCGACTTCGGTTGCATCGGTATGGTGAACATATCAGGCCATTCCCACTACTCCTGTGCATCGTCCTCGCTTGACCCCGATACCGGAGACTTCGACGGGTTGGAATGCGACCGCGAACGGTGCGAGTATTGGCCACTAGTAGCCGCCGCTCACGCGAGTAATTCCGTCGTCACTAATTACGCGCACCATGTCACCATCGGCAAGTCTGATGATCCTGACCGATTGGGTAAATTCGATCTCATCGTGTTAGACGAAGCCCACCTAGCGCCTGATCTACTGGTGGACTTGCTATCCGTGCGGGTGTCCAATCGCGCTATCCATCGGTTACTAGGCATCGACACCCCCGCGCATACCGCTGATGTATCCGAGTGGGTTAAGTGGGCCGGTACTGCGGTAACTGAGGCCCGGGCGAAGTATAGATCTCTCCGGCGCGCCATTGACTCGCGAGGATACGTGGGAGACGATGGGAAGGAGCTAAGTAAGCTATCTCGCTTGGGGAAGGATCTCTCCCGCCTCGCGGCGAGTGTCACAGATGGCACCAAGTGGGTAGTGGCCGAGCATACCACTCGCGCGGTAAAGCTCTCCCCCGTGTGGGCCAACCGATACGCGGAACAGTGCCTATACCGTGGCATCTCCAAGGTTCTCCTATCCTCTGCCACACTATCTATCGATATCTGTAAATATCTCGGGATCGATTCAACGGTGCCAGGGCTCGCTTACTATCGTGAGGTGGAGAGTACATTCGATCCGAGACGGCGCCCGTTCTACTACATCCCCACTGTCCGGGTCGATAGCAAGATGACAGAAGGATCAATGAGACTCTTAATGAATCGGGTCGACTCGTGGATAGAAGGCCGCTTAGATCGTAAGGGAGTCATCCACTCCCGCTCATACAGGTATGCCAATGATGTAGTACGAAGAAGTAAGTACAAGGATATCATGTTACACCATAACACGGATACGGCGCGCCAAGTAATAAGTGAGTACATGGAATGTGAATATCCATGTATCCTTGTCTCTCCCTCTGTCGAAGAGGGTTACAACTTCGCCGATGACATGTGTAGACACAGTGTAATATTAAAGGTCCCATTTATCTATTCGGGTGATCCTGTGAATAGTGCGCGACTCGCTGAGGACAAGGGCTATCGTAACTATCTCGCGGCCCAGAGCATACAACAGATGGTCGGGCGCCACGTGAGAAGTAATTCTGATTGGGGTGAATGCGCAATTTTTGATACACACTGGGGAGATTGGTTCGCCCGCTCGGCTAAGTTTAGTAAATCGTTCCGTGCTAGTTGGCGACAGAGCGATAGGGTACCGCCAGCATTGAATGTCACATAAAAGGAGCAGGCCATGCATATCACTGATCTAATACAAGATGTAAAGAAGCGAGGATTAGGCATGTGTTTCAACTGCCGCAGAGTAGTTGATTCCTCGTATTACTGTCTAGGGTGTCATGCGTACATCTGCGATCAATGCGAGATCCCCGACGCCGCCTCCGTTGGTGCATCTGTGTTCGCTCCACATAACCCGGGCGATCACCTTATCCGGTACACTGAGACGGATAGCGGGACACTAGACCCTGCGATGCCCCCGTTATCGGATATCCTGAGTGCGCCGTGCCCTGTCACCTTGGAGGAAGTGCAGGCCCTCAAGCGCCGGCTGGGACTCGGGGGCACTGCATCCGCGCCTATCTCAGCACCAGCAAGCGATCTAAAGCCGGGAGAGGCCGGGGCGGATGGGCTTGACTCTGATGGCAATTGTGGGTGGACCCGGACCCCGATCCGTGGCACGACGGGGGCAACGGATGGCCTTAAACCTCTCGCTCGTGGCCGCTGGCCGCAGGAAGTCCTTGACAGGGACCCCCGACTTGCGGTAGTCTGGGCGAACCGTGGCACCCGGAAAACGTGAAAGGTTACAACACTACTAGGTACGAAAGGAATTACATCATGGCTCTAGATCGTTTCAACTGTGTGCTTATCGTAGCCAACCGTCAACCGGGCAGTAAGATCGCTGTCTGTAATGCCAGAATGGAAAGAAACTCGGGCGGTAACTGGGTCCAGTACTCCGACGCAGAGAAGTTGCGTGCTGAGCGAGACGATGCCATCCACGATATCGCCACCATGTGCAATACTCCAACCGAGCACACTTACCGCAACCTCTACGAAGGTGAAGTCAAGAAGGTGGATCAGCGAGATAGGGAGATCGCTGATTTTCGTAAGGAGTTTCTACGGTTGCAGCGAGAAGTAGATACGGCGTGTGGTGAAGTATCCCGATGGCAATCTGAGTTCCGGCGTATGGCTCAATCCTTCGCGGAACTCAACGGGTGGAATTACGACATGTCAGCAGCACCCCACGGTCCCGAATTGGTCGAATTGGGTTGCATCTACCCTGTGATTGCTCAGTGGAGCATAACCCACGAAGATTGGATCTACGCTGGCTCTGGTATCACGAGAGATGGCATAGTCACTCTCGGCAGGATAGTGGGTAATAGACATATTTGGGCTTGGCGCCTCGCGCATGTACCACCTCAACCAGATTCAATCTAATCCTTGCCGGCCCACAATGGCTCCCGGCGATTGCAACGTAACCAGTAACCAGTAACGTGCCCCCTTGTGGGCCAACTCGAAAGGCAGGTACGATCACTCTATGAGTCCAATGGCAGCGAAACCCTCAGCGAAGCCATCCCCTTCATCCCCTCCCCCCCGTCGATTCGTCTCCCTCGACCCCGACAAGATGGTAGAGGGTGGAGGCGGACTCCCCACCGGATTCATCGGAGAAGTCGTCGCCCTCTCCTTCATCCCGCACAACTACCTCAACAAGGCCGGCGTGAGTATGAGCCAAGGCAAGTACTCGCTCGCGGTCATGGCGGACATCCTCCCCGATGACAACCAGGGAGATAACCCAACCCTTACCCCCGCGAACCTCACCCCAGACGGCTACGTGCGGACCTATCTCGGTGCGGGCTCCCTTACTCTCTTCGTCCCCTCGGATGACGGGGTGGAACCCAAGGGAGCGGATTGGGCCGGGTACGAATCCCTTGCGAAGGGTGAGCCCAACTCCTCCGTCGAACCGGACGAGGTACCCCAGTTCTCCGCGTTGTATGTGGCCCCCACCCCCGCTGTATTGGAAACCGCCAAGAAGAAGAGTGGTGAGGATGAGTACGGTAACCCCAAAGTCTACCCCGAGATGAGCAAGAGCACTAACCTGTCCCATTGGTTGCAATGCGCCAAGGATGCAGGGGCTAAGGAACTGGTGGAGAGCGCCCAGTCTCTCGCGGATCTCGTGGGGCTCTACGGCCGATGGGACCGGGTTCCCCAACACACGCGGGATAACCTGGACGCGGCCAACAAGGCGGCGAGTGGCGGGGGAGATACCGGCGCCCAGACGCGAGCCAAGGAAATCCTAGTGCTGACTGAGGCCATGGTGAAGAAGGGTGGTACGGGAGCGAGTAAGGCCGCCGCTGCCAAGCCCAAGGCCGCTCCTGCCAAGAGCGCGCCCACCACTCCCGCCGCTGCTGGGGAGGCTGCTGCCGCTGCTGAAGGTGGCGACGGTGGCGATTTCGAGGCCCGTCTGGTAGCGGCCATCGTCGCCAAGGCCGCCGCGAGCAAGACACCATCCGCTGGCACCATTGAACGAAGCAAGCTTCCGGGTTCCTTGCTGAGCACGTTCAAGGAAACGGGGGAAACCAATCAACTCCTCGCCCATACCGGCAAGACTCCCGCAGCGTTCGCTTGGTTGGCCGAGCAGACGGATCACTTCATCTACGACGCCGACGCTGACACGGTAACCGCAGTCTAAGGCAATTACTCTCTCGGCGGCTCGGTTTCCTAGTGGCTATATATCTGTGCGACGGTGCCATTGACGTGAGCCGAGCCGCCGAAGTGGTCTATGGTTGATAGCGTCAAAGTACACGGCTTGTACCTATTGGACGGTTGTGTGCATTGCTTGGTTAACGGAGATAACGGTAAACCTTTGAATTGTAAGGTGGACGGTATAGTACAAGTCATAGAGCAGATATCCCCCAATAGATTGCTGGTTGTCATGACACGCAATAACACTGTTCATAAAGTTAAACTATCGTCCCTCCGTATGATAGCCTGCGAAATAGGGCAAGTCTCCTAAATGCCGATCTCCTCTACGCGTCCGGATATCCGTTTAGTGAGTGAAGGTATACCCGACTTGTGCCCGATGACTAATCGCTCTCCGGGACTCCATCTGAGCACCATCATCAATGATCTATGCATCCGACTCGGCTACTACAAAGAACGTGAACGGGATCACCTAGATATGACTCGCATGCAACTCGGGTGCGCCCACGAGGAAGCAATCATCTCCCGGTATGCGAGGACATATCCCGAGAGGTATATCCAACCCGGCGAGGTGCAGGCAAGCGGGATCTACATTACCCCGGACTTACAGGATATAGAGGATTGGGCCGCGGAAGAAGTTAAGTTAACATGGATGGGGGCCGTCACTGATCCACTCGCGGAAAAGTTGCGTCGCTACTGGTGGCAGATCGCGGGCGAGTGTGTAGGGTTGGGAACCGATATAGGACGGCTAAATGCCACGTTCATCAATGGGGATTACCGGAGCGAGCGCCGCCCGATCAATCGAGTCTGGGAGAGACGGTTTAGTAAGAGAGAACTGAGCGAGACATGGGCCATGTTGGTTAACCACGGAAGTAAGATAGGGGGAAAGTGTAATGCGTCGAGTTATCATCGAATCCCCTTACTCCGGCGACACTGAGCGGAATGTCACTTACGCCCGTCGATGCCTACTCGACAGCTTGAGCCGTGGCGAGGCCCCATTCGCGAGTCACCTTCTTTATACTCAAGTGCTAGACGATAGTAAACCCAGTGAACGATTACTCGGTATGGAATCAGGGTCCGCGTGGTATCAAGTTGCCGATGCGGTAATCGTGTACCGAGATTTCGGAATCAGCGCAGGTATGCGAATTGGTATACAGTTAGCTGGCAAATTGGGCAGGCCGGTAGAGTACAGAGAAGTGGGGAACGGTTAACCCATGTCCCGCGATTGGCTAGACTCCGAATCCCAGTTCTTGTTTGGTAAGTACGGGCCTAAGTCCGGTCACCCTGGCCGCACCGTGCGAGACGTACTCCGCGAGGACTCCGGCCCCGGTTACATTCGCTGGGCGTTGGACAACAGCGACGACATGAGCGATGGCGACCGGGAAATCCTAGAGAGTTACTTGAAGTTCAAGGGGAGAGTATAACAATGCCAGTAACCAAGACAAGTGGCCCGAGTCCATCTAATGTTCCTGTGGGCACTAGCGGTGGCGATGGTATCGGCGGGAGCGACTTCACCGTGCTATCTGCACCCCGAAAGCAATGCGTGGCGTTGATTTATGGCGAGGTTAAATCGGGCAAGACTACCTTTGTTACTCGCTATTGCCCCGACCCGGTGGCGTTTATCAACTTTGATCAACGATCCGATTACGCTGTAACCGAAGCCCTACGTATGGGAAGAAAGATACTCTATGTCGGGGTCAACTACGCCGCGGACGACATTACTAATCTCGACCATGCCAAGGCGAAACAACTAGGGCAGGCCGCCATCGCCAAAACTCTCCGCAATCTCAAGTGGGCCGTGGCCGAGAGTAAGAAGGGGAATATTAAAACCATTTGCCTCGACACTGGCACCGAGTACGATGAGATATTAAAGCTGGCCGTACGCGGGACATTGGAAACGGTACAAGGCGACTTCGGGCGATCCAAGAACATGATGAATGAGCAGTGGAAACGGATCTTTGACATTGCTCGCGGTGGTAACGCTCACCTAATCATACTCGCTCGCATGCAAGAGGTGTGGGTAGGGAACGCGCCAACAGGTAGATTCACAGCTCGGGGTAACGATCAGATGGAAATCTTGGCGGATTGGTCTGGGCATATCCGGGTGAAGCGGAAGAGGAAGGACCCTCCGAAGTTTGAATTGGAGATTGTCCGGTCGGGAGTTAACATAGCAGAGATGGGGAACATTTATACTGAGGATGAGTGGGCGGAATTAGGCGGTCCGTTCGCGTACGCATGTGTGAATCAATACCCTGATTCTGAATTGGGGGACTGGCAATGAGAAAACGGAGAAAACGCGCCAAGTCATTGCAAATCTTGGAAAGGATGATACGCACTCGATTAGAGCAAGAGAGAACAGAGCAAAGAGCGGAGCTTGAAGCGTGTAGATTGTTCATGGAAAAGAATGTACTACGTCCAATGGTTGACAAGTTGATCGAATCTGGCGCGATACCCAAGACAAAAGAACCATATCGGATTGAATGGGACGATCTACCTTGATACTGTTCGACGATAGATTAGGCTCTAGCAAGTACGGTGGCGACCGTATCCGGGAGTTGCTATCCCTCCCGCCGCTCTCTACCTGCGCCGAGCTAACCCGGCTGGAATCTGGCGATGTAGCATTCACCGGGAATGGTGAGAGCGGGCCTATACTTGTCGGAGTAGAGTTGAAAAGTATCCTCGATTTAATTGCCTCACTCGACTCCCACAGGTTACAGGGAGCACAGTTACCGGGCATGATCGAATTCGGATATGACGTGAGGTGGTTGCTCGTGTACGGGAGCTATCGATCTAACCCCGCAAACGGCAACCTTCAAATACGCAAACGAGCCACCGGCACAGGTAAGGCACAGTGGATCGATTACATGTTAGGTAAGCGAGCCGTCCCGTACGGATTCCCGGAAGCGTTCCTATGCTCGCCGTCGTTTACCTCTCTCGGGTTCCAATCACACCGGGTAATTGATATCGATGAGGCTGTGGCGTGGATCATGGTATTGTACCGGACGTGGAGTAAACCGTGGAAAGATCACAAGAGCATGCGAGTCCTGTACGATAACACAGGAGATGGGAAGAAGGACAAGGACGACTCGGCGCACGGGCCACCTAAGCCACCCGGTACCCTACTCCCGACTGATCGCAATAGTAAACTCATGTACCGAGCTGGGGTCGCGAGTAAGTTGGCTCGCGGTATCGGGTACGAGAAGGCGGTAGCCGCCGCGGGACATTTCCCTAGTGTTAAATCAATGGTCAACGCGAGCGCGGAAGAATGGGCGCTCGTATCTGGGTTTGGACGTGTCATGGCAACCGCGGTGTATGATAAGGTGAGAGAGGAGTAACGTGGGCGGCTGCAATAGCTGGCATGGTGGACATCGATGCTCTAACCCTGCCGAGTATAGACTACTGCACCCAGATGGATCATTTAATCCTGGCGGGTGGATCTGTGGCAAGTGTGCCGCCGAGGTAATTGAGGAGTATGCGGAGAAACTAGGAGAGACGTGGGATATCGCACCACTAGAGGAGTCAACCGGAATACCCGCGCCCGAGACAACGAAAGAGAGGACGTTTACCATGCCATTACAGTGTGATCGTTGGCCCCCGCCCTATACTGCTCGTTGCCCTAATCCCGCGCTCTATCGCCTCACTCGCACCCATCCCATCGAAGGAGTCCAGTACCTTGGCGGGCCGGTATGCGCGGAGTGTGCCGGGGTCATCCTGTCCGAGGAAGAGAACGAGAGAGTAGCGGCGGGCGGCCCGTGGGACGTAGAGGAGATTGACCCGGAAACCCTTGCCGCTGCCCACCTTGACCCCTTGCCTGAGAACGTACCTACCCCTCAGGGCGCTCCCCGATTCCTGTACACCATCCCTCCGATTCCCTCGAAGGTTGAACGGGTGACTAAGTACCAGAGAGCTACCGCGCCCGCCACTCCGCGCCGACGTAGTACCCACAGTACCATTGACGTT